TATTTCTTGCCAAAGATACTAAACGATTTTTATTTTTATCAAGAACTCAGTCCAAAACCGCAGGAACATGGGGACTAGTTGGGGGTAAAAAAGAACCCTCAGATGTTACCCCATATGATGCTCTTATACGAGAGATACATGAAGAAATAGGCAAAATGCCTACTATAAAAAAAGTAATTCCTTTAGAATTGTTTATCAGCAATGATCTACAGTTTCAGTACAACACATATCTATTGATTGTTGATCGTGAATTTATTCCTGTACTAAATGAAGAGCACGATGGATATGCTTGGGCCAGTTACGATCAGTGGCCCAAACCGTTGCATAGAGCTGTAAAGAATTCATTTAGCAGTAAAATTATTAGAGCCAAATTAGAATTATTATTGGATTTATTTTAAAATCCTAGATGTTTTTTTCTAACAAATTCTAAATCGTAATTAGATTGCTGAGAACTTTCTGCTTGTTTTTCAAATGGTGTACGTGTTGGAGAACATATTCTCCAGTCTGGTCCCCATTTCTTTGTCAAATACTCTATATTCATTGCGTTGACATCATCTAATTTTTCTTTTAAGCTAGGATCATTTTTTTGTGTTTGATAATGATATTCCCCATCGCTTAGTTCTAATCCGTGATAGTATGGTTTTTCTAAAGACAATATTTTTCTAATTGGTCTATGTATAAATCTCATAATATAGTCCGCATCTTCACAATATGCTGGATATAAGTTTTCGTCAAATAATCCAAAATGTTGAATAATAACATCTCTTATTAAAAATAAATCCCAACTACCAACACCAAATGCTCCCGGATTACCATGTATCAATCCTAGATTAGAATCGTTCTCTATCTTAGTTGACATTTCTTCCAATACACCTGGACCAAATGACACATCGTCATTGGCTATAATCCAATATGGACTATTCATGAAACATTTAATTATAAGATTCCATGCACCAGCAACTCCTATATTTGCGGGTAAATGTACTATTTTTATATTCTTAACAAATTTGTGATTTATTTTTTTTAAATTATCCAAATCTTCGTCTAATTCTCCACGACCATTATTGTTGATAATAACAAAATTATCAACAGGATAGTCAATACTCATTAGTAATCTAGTTACCCAGAAATTACTATTAACTACTGCTGTTCCAATAACTGGTATTGATTGTTGTGTGCTCATCTTATAAAACCTTTTTCAAATTTAATTACATCAGAATCTAACTTTATTCCATTTTCACAAGATCTACAAATGTTAAAAGTAGAATAAGGTTCTGGGATTACTTCTTCGTAACTTTGATCATATAAATTACCTATAATATTTTCTAAACTATAATCCATACAACAAAGAGAAACATCTCCATTTGGCAATAAAACATTATGATACAATCTTTCTTCACAATTGCAAGTCATGTCATGATTTCCGTGAAATACTGTTTTATATTCATTCTTTAAATTTTCTAACTCGGGTTTTAATAATGCCTCACCTAGTAAATTTCCTGCACGATGCCACATTTCGTGTACTGGTGCAGATGAATATAGATGCCTAATATCTTCATGAATTTCGGTTCCCATAGACATGGTATGAAAATTATGTATTTCATGTTGAATTGTTTTCATGTATTCTAAAAGTTTAATATATCCTTTAGTTATTGGATGTTTTGCTAAACGCCCTTGATCGGGCAAATGTAAAACAAAACCACCGTTGGGATTACCAGAAAACGGAATATGTTTAATACGTTCCATATCTTCTATAGACATTCCTATACCAGTAGTGAATATAGACACAGGATGGCCTTGATCGTGTGCATACAATACCATATCTGTACAATATTTATTCATCCACGGCTCAGTAAATCCTGCAAATGTAATTCTTATGTCTTTAGGTACTTTATCTATTAACGTTCTAAACCCTTCTATAGATAAAATTGCTTCGCCTTTATATTTAGATTCTAAAATGCGTTGTGGACAGAACACACAATCAACCACGCATCCTTTTTTTGGAATTATGGTAGTAATTTCCAACGTGGGAGCACGAGACAGTCTCCACTTCTCAGTATAAACTCCTGGAAAAACTTTTATTTTATGTTCTGATTTCATACTATCTGTTGTCTATGTATATGGTAATTGCACCGTAATAATCAATAAAATGATCATTCCATAGATCCCACTTGATATTTACGTTATCCATTGAAAATATTTCAATTTTCTTAAAATCTTTTAAATATGTATCTCTAAATTTTTTAAATTTAATTTTTAGCTCTTCATTATGAAGATGGAATTCTCCAGAAATTTTCTTTACATTACTAAAAACCCATTCTTTGTTTTCATCTGTGAACATATCATATTCACCGCCCTCACAATCAGTTTTTAAGAAATCAATTTGATTAATACCATAGGTGTTTATTAACGTATTAAAAGTAATTCCGTCAGCATCTGATTCTTTACCCCAAATTTCTTGTACATCTTTGTCAAATATTCCCCAAGATTTAAATGCTGTATCAACGTGAGCTACTGCTTTATTAATACCAGTAACATTATTATACTTTTTTAAATTATTAGTTAATGTTTTATATAAATTCTTGTTAGGTTCTAGGCAAATTACCCTTGATGGTTTTTTATCAATAATACTATATGTAAATGGGCCAACACTAGCACCTACGTCTAATACTACATCACCTTCTTCAACTTTGAAAAACTTTTGATATAAATCTTGTACAAAAATTTCATCTTTAACTACTTTAAGGAACCATGGATTTTCTTGAATTTCTCCCCAGTCGAACTCATCATCGGTAATTTTACCAAACATATAGTCTTCTGCTTTTTTGATTTGTGAACCAGTAAATTTCATCTTTTCTAATATTGATGGATCTATTAAATCTGGATGTATCCACCAATCTTCATAGTTACGCCATTCGTCAGGTGCAATATTGCCTGCTACCATAACATATCCAAAGGACTCTAAATATTTTCTTGATTTTTCCCTAAAACTTTTAGATTCATCACAATAATAATCGTGCTCATAAGTAATAACTGCAAATTGATATTTTTCAAAAGGTATTGATAATAGTATTTTATACGTAATATTAGGTGGGTCACAATCTAATTGCAGATAATCTATATTGTTAGAAAAATCCAATCCAGATAAAAATTTCTCATAATTTACTAATGTTGCATCTTTCAGCAGACATGGGTTTTTTCTTTCTTTTGAAAACGCATCAATAAACTGCTGATCTATATCTAGAGATATTCCTGTCCACTCAAAATCTTGTTCTAGTAATGCTGTATTATTTCCATAAAATGGATCAGCAGCACCTATCTCTAAATAAGTGCCTTTGCGTTTTCCATTTAACATCGTTAACACAAACATATCTTGATACGATTCAGAAAAGTTTTTTTCAATTTTTTCCGACCCTGGAAATTTTAATTTTAGTTGATTAAATTTTTCTTTATTGAATAAAGTTAATTTATTTTCTTTAATTCCAATTTCTTCAAAATACTTTAAATTTTTTAGAACTGCTTCTCTATGTACAGTATCAATATTATGATTAACTAATAAATCGTTGAATAACGTTCTAGATTCTTCGCATAATCCACACCACCAACTACTAACTGCCTTTTCAAATAATAATCCATATTTTCCGGGATATCCTACATCGGTAATCAATGATGGAGAATTATGGTCACAAACACCCAACCCTGTAGATGATAACATGTAACATAAAAACCAATCGCCTTCTTTCTGTTCAACTTCATGTAATCTACTTAAAAAGAAATATGCCTCTGGTCGGGTTGGCAACAATGCAATAGCATGTTGCAGTAGACCTTTTACGGAAAATGCCCGTGTTCCTTGAGATTCAAAACATCGTGCGGCTTTTATTAAACATTCGTATTTTAACAAATCGTCGTTTGTTCTTTCAGCGGTCCTTATATAATAAGAAACTGCCGATGCGGTTTGTCCTATACTATTATAATACAATGCTAATGAAAAATTAATTTCAGCATCCGCGGGGTCATGTATAAATTTTTCTAATAAACTAATAAGTGTGCTATTTGTTTTCATAATATTTTTAATAGGAATTTATAAAATTTTCAAGTTCTTTTACTGGAAACTTTAGCAAGTAGGCAGCGTTATCTTGGAATCCAAATGTAATTAATATATCATTTTTATAGTTGCACATACCTATGGAAAATTCAACATGAGCATCCATGATAGAAAAATCATTGGTATATTTAACTACGTTCCAGTTTTTATCCCAAATGATAAATCTATGTCTATATACTGCATCTTTTCTACCAACTTCACTTTTGAATAAATCTACTTCGTGTGTTAATGCAATATATCCGTCTTTGAATTTCATCACTTGCGAACCGCCGCGTATATCTCTAGGTAGCCATATTGATCCACTTAGATATTCTGTTTTAGAAGTTTGTAATATTGGATCAACACTTACTAGTTCGGTAGGATTGGTCCACTTAATATAATGATATGGGACATCCAATACAGGCATCCAATTTTTTTCACAATAAGAATCTAGATCTTTAGGGGGAGGTATTCTAAATCTGGATATTTCTGTAACAGCATTTTCTGAAACTGCTATTTCAGACAGTTCCATTCTACCCTGCCCATTGGTGGTGGTGTCTCTACGTACACCGGTTATATATAACTTTCCGTTCCATCTTATTAATCTTGCATCTTCTAATCCTACAAAATCCCACATAGGTTCATAGGTATCAAATTTAGATGTGTCAATTTTATTGATTCTAGTAATTTCAAAATCATCATTGAGTTCGCAATAAAAATTGTCAGTCCTTAAATGAATATCATTTTCTGGATGCAGGTAAGTTAGAGGACCCCATGGATGTTGAAATAATTTCTTTTCAGAATGAAAAAATGTATAATTAACATGTCGAATATTAACAATAATTTTACCGTCGTCTATTAAAATAGATGGATTCATTAATCCCGTACCATTTGTTTGCTCTGACGGGATAATAAGAGGATGTATGCTACCGCCTCTATCTAGAGCGAATTTTGCAAGATTTGTCATAATTGAGCTTTTATTTAGTTGAATAAAATACTCAGTTAATTATAATTGATAATCTTGCAAAATCCTAGTAATGTTTTTAGTTCATTTTTTCCAAAGAACTTGCCGATAATGAATTAGAATTTGGATCACCTAATTGAGCGTGTGCTTGTTTTTGTATTTCTGTAAACGTGTCAAGCCCCATTTCAATTGGCAATTTGGCTACTCCTGTTAATATTGTATTAAGTTGATTAATATCTAATTTTAATGTAACTGATTGTTGTTCGTTCACGATGTTCTCCTATTATATACATTGTTAACGATATTTATATAAGAGAATGTACTAGAAGAGTATATATTGATGTTTTATATTTAAGATTTTTCAAGTTTTTTAATTTTTTCTTCTAGCTCTTTAATAGCTTCAATTAATAGAGGAATAATAAGATCATATCTAACAGCCTTAAATGGATTGTTGGGATCGTTTTTATTTTCTAACCCTAGAGGAATATGTTTAAATACAGCCTCGGGTAATACATTTTCAAGTTCTTGAGCAATAACACCAACTAACTTATCATCTGTTCTATGAATATAATTATAATGATATCCATTAATTTGAGATACTTTATCCAGTGCTCCTGTTATCTTAACAATATTTTCTTTAAGTCTTCTATCTGAAGTACCATAGAAAGCAGTAATATCACCAGTAGCAGTGATTGCACCATTTATAGTAAGTCCAGCGAATGTTGGACTATTACCGGTGCCAAGTGGTTGTACAGCAGGTCCAGTTGCACCCGTGGCGCCCTGTGTGGCTGTACCCGTGGCACCCTGTGTGGCTGTACCGGTAACGCCTTGTGTGGCTGTACCGGTAACACCTTGATTACCAGTCGTACCTTGATTACCAGTATTACCTTGATTACCTGTAGTACCTTGATTACCTGTAGTACCTTGATTACCTGTAGTACCTTGATTACCAGTCGTACCTTGATTACCAGTCGTACCTTGATTTCCTGTAGTACCTTGACTGCCAGTAGTACCTTGATTACCAGTAGTACCTTGATTACCAGTAGTACCTTGATTACCAGTAGTACCTTGATTACCGGTGATACCTTGACGACCTTGAGTTCCTTGACTGCCTAATACCCCTTGACTACCAGTAGTACCTTGATTACCAGTAGTACCTTGATTACCGGTGATACCTTGATTACCAAAAGTACCTTGACTGCCTAATACACCTTGATTACCAGTAGTACCTTGATTACCAGTAGTACCTTGACTACCAATAACACCTTGACTGCCAATAGTACCTTGATTACCAGTAGTACCTTGAATACCAGTAGCACCTTGAATACCAGTAGCACCTTGAATACCAGTAGTACCTTGAATACCAGTAGTACCTTGACTGCCTAATACACCTTGATTACCAGTATTACCTTGATTACCTGTAGTACCTTGACTACCAATAACACCTTGACTACCAATAACACCTTGACTACCAATAACACCTTGACTGCCAATAGTACCTTGATTACCTGTAGTACCCTGAGTTCCTTGATTACCAGTAGTACCTTGATTACCAG